ACAGAAGCCACAGGGAAGCCACTTACAGGGTGTTAAAAAAGACCCTGTGGGCAACAACACCGCACAGAGTCTTACGAGTGCACAGGGCTTATTCTATAAGGTAAAGCCGTTGCGCAAAAACAGATAAAAAAAGAAAAAATCGCCAATTAAGACTTTTTAACAAAAATAATTTGGTGTGTTCAAAAAATCTCCGTATCTTTGCAACGTGATTCAGAAAATGAGTTATCAATTAAAATTTGAAATTATGGCAATTTATAAAGTAGTACAACAAAATAAAAGGCGTATGGACACAAAGAAGAAAGAAGAAGCACTTTTGATGTTGCTTCAAGTATTGAACAAAGCCTGTGACGATATGGATTATATTGCACAGGGCTTGAACTCAGAACAAAAGAACCTGTTAAATACCGTAAATGATACGGTTTTAGACGCAAGAACCGTGGTTCAAGATGTTTTGATGCAAGATAAGAAAGATGGTCTGTTAGTGAACAAGTTACAAGACGAGTTCACACAGGTTCTTGACTTCTTATCAGAAAACAGACTGGTGGCTGAGTTTATCAAACATAAAAGTAAGTACGATGAATAAGAAAGAAAAGATTGAGGCGATAGAATCCGCCTGTGCAGTTGTCCTTTGGACGGTTATCTGCTTTGTAGTAATTAGCGTCTTTGGTTCTTGCACCACTTCACAGAATGTGGATGCAAAAGGTCGCACAGTAATAGTAACAACGGACACCACCGTAGTAAATCACGGTGGCTACATTAAGTTTCAAAAGTGATGGAGGAAAGAAACGATTATCAAGAAAACCTGTTTAACGCTTTGACCGCACTTAATGGTCTTTTGCAGACCAAAGAGATGTGCAACGACGACAAAGCCGTTATCAAGGTGAACAGATTCCGTAAATGGTTGATAGACCGAATCGAATCTGAAAAGGTAAGTGAGTAACAGTTTATAATAAGTTTAACATTTAAATTTTATCAATTATGTTTAGTTTTAGTAGCACATTCAACAAGCCTTCTTTTGGTATTGACACCAAGGATTATGAGTACATCAAGTTAGCAGACGTAGCAAAGGGTTCTTCACCCGATGAGATTCACCCTATCAACGGTCTGTACGTTCACAGTTCTGCTTTGGGTGATTCACCTGTAGTTATTGACGTAAAGGCAAAGAAGTTGGTAAATATGCCAAAGCACTTGGGTGAAACATTCCGTGAGATTCTCGCAAACCCAAAAGCAGTACAGGCAATTAAGGACGGTAAGGTAGGTTACACCATCTACACTTACGAGTCACACGCTAAGACCTGTTACGGTATCCACTTCGTTAATATTAAGTAGTATTGAAGTTTCACACAGGGGCGCACTTATTCTTTTTAGGTGTGCCCTTTAATTTTAAGTAGTTATGGGTATGAATCCTATTGGCTTTAGTGGAAGAACGTTCTCGTTCAACAAAGCCGTAATTAAGCAAAGAATCATCGAAGCAAAGATGAGTTCGCCCGAATACAAAGCCGAGATAAGAAGAATCTTTCAACAGGCAAACAGACGTATTCAGAATATCGAATCAAAGGGGCTTGTATCGCCAGCAGTGATGGCGTTGAACAAAGGTGATATAAAGGGCTTCACCAAGTTTTCAATGAAACACGATTGGGAAGACCTTAAAGCCGAGTACGCAAAGGCGGTGGGGTTCTTACGTCAGCCTACATCGACCGCCACAGGTGTACGAGAATACAACAAACATTTGATGGACGCATACGACCTTACAGAAGACGAGTTTAATTTGATGGCTGACAAGATACAGGAAAAGTTCTTGTCTGTGTCTGACGAAAACTTCGTGGAACAGTACTTGATGAGATACAAGGATTTCACAGGTGAACTTGAAACAGAAGCAGCAGACGTTTCAGACCAAATAGAAACAGACGCTGCAAGGTTGGAACATGCTATCGAACAGGATTTGGAAAAAGACGCTCAAAATGTGTTGGAATATGCCAACAGTATTAAAAGCGGAATAATGAGTACTTTAAAGAAATTTGGTCTATAATGAAAAAGAAAAAGAATTTTTGTTTGCACGGTGAAGTCTATTCACCCCAAGAAATAATAACCGTTCTTAACTTGGCGGTTGATGAATCCTGTTTGCGTGGAAACAACAAGAAACAAAAGTTCTTTGACATTCCTGTATGCTTCGACATCGAAACCACTTCTTTTTACAAGAACGGTGACGAATACCTGTCTTATGAGCAGTACACCAAATTAGGCGTGAAGTTGGAAAAGTGTTCCTGTATGTATGTTTGGCAATTTGGAATAAACGGCTATTGTATACTCGGGCGTACTTGGGAAGAATTTACCGAAATGATGGAAACGATTTCCGAGTATTTGCAGCTATCAGAAAACAGGCGTTTGATTGTGTACGTTCATAACTTGGCGTATGAGTTCCAATTTATCAGACAACGTTTCACGTGGAACAAAGTCTTTTCAATAGACCTAAGAAAACCGATTTACGCCATCACAGAATCGGGTATCGAATTTCGTTGCAGCTATCTTTTGTCGGGCTATTCCTTGGCAAAGTTGGGCGGTCAACTTATGAAGTACAAATGCGAAAAGATGGTGGGCGACCTTGATTATTCCTTGTTACGTCACAGTAAGACACCGCTAACAGAAAAAGAAATGGGCTATTGCCTTAATGACGTTAAAGTGGTGATGTGCTACATACAGGAAATGATAGAACGTTACAAGGGAATCACACATTTGCCGATTACCAAAACAGGCTTTGTAAGAAAGTACTGTCGCAAACATTGTCTGTACTGTGAAGACGAGTTCGGGAAGACCGTGCAAAATTGGTCTTACATAAACACGATTCACGACCTAAACATAAGCGGTGTTGACGAGTTCAACACGTTGCAAAGGGCTTTTAGTGGTGGCTTTACGCACGCAAATGCGAACCACACGGACGATGTTATGACAAACGTCAGCAGTTACGATTTCACAAGCAGTTATCCTTATGTGATGGTAGCAGAACAGTTTCCGATGAGTTCGGGCGTACACGTACAGGTAAAAAACAAAAAGCAGTTTGAATTTTTACTGTCTACTTACTGTTGTATCTTCGACATCGAATTTACAAAGATAATGAGTTCACAGGTACAGGACACGCCATTGTCTGTTTCCAAATGCTTCTACAAAGAAAACGTGGTGGAAAATAACGGTCGTGTCTTTTCGGCTGACAAGGCGGTGACTACCATCACGAATGTTGACTATAACGTGTTTAAAATGTTCTACACGTGGGAAGACGAAAAGGTGGTGGATATGTGGTGTTATAAAAAGGCGTATTTGCCCACAGAGTTCGTAAAGTCTATTCTTCACCTGTACGCCAGCAAGACAACTTTAAAGGGCGTAAAAGGAAAAGAAGTGGAATATTTAAATTCCAAGGAAATGTTAAACAGTTGTTACGGTATGTGTGTGACGAATCCACTACGTGATGGATTTACTTATAACGGTGAATGGGACGTAACACACCTAACATCGGACAAGATAAACGAGACCTTGGTTAAGTACAACGATAGCAGAAACCGTTTCCTGTTTTACCCTTGGGGTGTGTTTGTAACCGCTTATGCAAGAAGAAACCTGTTTACAGGAATTTACGAATGTGGTGACGATTACATATATTCGGACACCGATTCAGTCAAACTACAGAACGGTGAAGAACACGCACAGTACTTCAAAGAATATAATACGATGGTGGAATATAAACTCAGACAGGCTGCAAAATATCATAAGATAGACTTTGAACTGTTTGAACCAAAGACCATAAAGGGCGTTAACAAGTTGATGGGTGTTTGGGATTTTGAGGGTGTTTACAGTCGGTTCAAGACCCTTGGCGCAAAACGTTATATGGTTGAAGAAGAAGACGCTTTGACCGTTGGCGGTAAAAGTTACCCTGTATCTCTGACAGTAAGCGGTGTGAACAAGAAAAGCGCTATTCCGTGGTTACTTGAAACTTACGGACAAGACGGAATCTTTGAAGCATTCACCAACTATTTGGCGATACCGCCACAGGCTACAGGCAAGAACATTCACACCTATATTGACTATGAGCAACAGGGCGTGTTAACTGACTACAGGGGCGAACAGGGCGAATTTCACGAACTTTCGGGCGTGCATCTTGAAGCCACAGGCTATTCACTTTCGTTGTCTGTTATGTATTTAAACTTTTTAATGGGAATCAAATTTAAAGATTAAAGATATGTTTGGAAAAAAGAGTAAAAAGTCACAGTATTACAGTCTATCAGCTATTCTTGAAAAGAATGCCGATTACAACATCATTTTCGGTGAACGTTCCAACGGTAAGACTTATGCGTGTTTGGCGTATATGATTATCAACTACGTTGAAACAGGTGAACAAAGTGCATACGTCAGACGATGGCGTGAAGACTTGAGGGGAAAACGTGCTGAATCCCTGTTTGCGGGTCACGTTGCCAACGGCTTTGTGTCACAGGTAACGAACGGTAAGTACAATGAAGTATTTTATTTATCGGGTAAATGGTTCTTGTCTTACTACGATAGCAACAAGGGCAAACGCTTCCCAGATGATAAGCCGTTCTGTTATGGCTTCTGTCTGTCAGAACAGGAACACGACAAGTCAACAAGTTACCCGATGATAACCACGGTCGTGTTTGATGAGTTCATAACAAGGCGTTATTATTTGCCCGATGAATTTATGTTATTTATGAACGTACTTAGTACGATTATCAGAAACCGTTCCAACGTCCGTGTGTTTATGCTTGGTAACACGGTAAACAAGTTCTGTCCGTACTTTGGTGAAATGGGTCTGAATAACATACAGAATATGCCACAGGGAAATATCGACCTGTACCGGTTCGGTGAAGACGGTGCAACGGTGGCGGTGGAATATTGCGACACCTTGGAAAAGGAAAAGCCGTCAAACAAGTACTTCTGTTTCGGAAATGAGGCTTTGCAGATGATTACGGGCGGTAAATGGGAACTTGCAGTTTATCCGCACCTACCAAAGAAGTACAAGCCAAAGGACGTGCTTTTCACTTACTTTATAGAGTTCAACGGTACGGTGTTACAGGCTAATATCATACAGGTTGATGACGAGTGCTTCACCTACATTCACGCCAAAACGACACCTATCAAGGACACCGACAACAGTTTGATTTATTCGCTTACGGTGAACGGAAAACCGAACTACAAAAGAAAGTTGATAAGTACTGCAACGGAACTTGAAGCCAAGGTCGCCCGATTCTTTGCAACAGATAAGGTTTTCTATCAGAACAACGAAATCGGTGAAATTGTACGTAATTATATTATGACAAGCGCAAAAAATAATATTTTGAGTGTTAAATAATGTAAATCTTGCTTAGATACGAATTTTTATTCGTATCTTTGCAAAAGATTTAAAATAATGAGAAATTATGAGTATGGACGAATTTACATCATTAATAAGCAACGTTGGTTTTCCGATTACGGTATGTGTCGCCCTGTTTTATTTTATGATGAAACAAGAAGACAAGCACAAAGACGAAACCGACAAATTAAGTGCTACGGTTGACGCAAACACGAAAGTTTTGACGGAACTTTGCACATTAATTAAAACTTTAGTAAAATGAAGAATTTAGATAATATCTATACGCACTATCAAGCACAGGTGAAGATCAAGGACGTTGCAGTAACGTCTTTTATGGAGCATACACTTGCCATCACTCAGTCGATGTTCAAGTACGATGGTCTTCCCGACACTATACCCCAGGTGGAACTTGAACGCCTGTTACAGGAAAGTGGAAACTGTGCAATCGCAAAGTTCGGTGAAGACCTGTACGCCCTTGGCGGTTCTACAGGTGGAGATTGTGACGCATACGGTCGCCCTTTGGAATACATCGTGGCGAACCCTTGGTTAAAGTTGAACAAGACGTACAGAATCGGTTCAGATTGCGTACTTATGAAGAACGACACCAACGGTCAAAGCCTGTTGCCTATCATCGGCAAATTTGCGGTTCTATACACAGACGGTCTTATTTCGTTGAACACGGCTTCGATTCTGACACGTATCACTATGTTGATAAGTGCTTCCGATGATAAGACCAAACAGAGTGCAGACGAGTTCTTGAAAAAGATTCTCAACGGTGACTTTTCAGTAATCGGTGAAAACAGTTTCTTCAAGGGCGTATCAATGCAGACCTCCAACGTTTCAAACAGTCAATACATAACACAGTTGGTTGAACTCGTACAGTATTATAGGGCTTCAATGCTAAACGAACTTGGCTTGAACGCCAACTATAATATGAAGCGTGAACGTTTGAACCTTGGTGAAGTTTCAATGAACGTGGACGTTCTTTTGCCTTATGTGGAAAATATGCTGAATAGCAGACGTGAAGCAATCAAACAGGTAAATGAAATGTTCGGAACTTACATCACCGTGGATTTAAATTCTTCTTGGAAGTTGGAACACGAAAACTTCTTGGCGTTGTCTAAGGACATCGAAAAGGTCGAAACTGAGGAAACAGAAGAAACCAAAGAAACGACCGAAACAGAAGAAAAAGAAGAAACTTCTGAAACAGAAGAAAAAGAAGAAACTTCTGAAACAAAAGAAAAAGAAGAAACTTCTGAAACAGAAGAAAAAGAAGAAACTTAATTCGTTATAGCGTATGTTATTCAAAGAATTATTCATCGGGGAAAACCAACTTTTTAGCGTAATCTTTAAAGAACGTTACCCCGAAATTTATGCTGAGATATTCGGGGAAACAAAGCCCGATACCTTTGCTTTGGTGAAGTTCGGAAACAGAGCGGTTCTTGATTCATTCACAGAAGCCAACTGCAAAGACTTCACAGGTGCAGTTCTTGATATGTGCGTAGATACGTTCAAGAATCAATTTGAAGTCTTCACAAAGAAGTACGATTTTCTGAAACCTGTACTTCAAAGCACTTCGACCGACAAGACCGTTACCGTACAGGAATCGAACACGGACGGAATCACAAAGAGTGATAAGGCGTTCAACGATGATGGCTTCAAGGACGATTCCAAAGAAGACAAGTCAAACGCCAAGAACCGCACGGAAACGGAAACAGGCACAGTTTCACGTACAGGGTTCAACGGTAACGTAACACAGGCTATGTTGGATGAATATCGTGCCCGATTGATGAACGTCCGTGAAGAAATCATCAACACTTTAGTAAGTTATTTAACATTAAGTATTTACAATAATTAATTATTTTAAAATGGAAGTAAAACAGATTTATAAACTTATTAATTCAGTAAGCGATGAAGTTCTTGGTAAGACTGACATCGTAACTGAAGACCTTACAGGCGTTGTTGACCTTGGTAAAGAAGTATTCAACCAAGGTGCAGTTGATAACTACGTGAAGTCACTTGTAAATCACATCGGCAAGGTGATTTTCGTCAACCGCCCTTATGCTGGCAAGATTCCGTCTGTGTTGATGGACGCTTGGGAATTTGGTTCTGTACTTGAAAAGATTTCCGCTGACGTTCCACAGGCTACAGTGAACGACACTTGGAATCTTACAGACGGTCAAGAGTACAGCCAGGACATTTTCCACAAGCCTGTTGTGACTGCTAAGTTCTTCAACTCTAAGGTAACTTTTGAAGTTCCTGTTTCTATCACAGAACGACAGGTCAAGGAATCTTTCAGCAGCGCAGCACAGTTGAACGGCTTCTTGTCTATGATTTACTCAGCAGTTGAGAAGTCTATGACTATCAAGACAGACGCACTTATTATGCACACTATCAACAATATGGTGGGTGAAACCTTATTTGCAGACGCAGCAGCATTCACAACCGCAAAGACCCTTAACTACGCTTCTGCTTCAACTGTAAGATGTGTGAACCTGTTGTATCTCTACAATCAGACCAAGGGCACAAATTTGACCGCTGACAAGTGTTTGACCGATGGTGATTTCATGCGCTTTGCTTCTTATCAGATGGGCTTGTATGCAGACCGTTTGCAGTCTATCTCTACACTCTTCAACGTTGGTGGCAAGGAACGTTTCACCCCAAAGGATTCGCTTCACACCGTCTTGTTGTCTGACTTTGCAAAGGGCGCACAGGCGTACTTGTATGCCGACACCTACAACAAAGAACAGGTTCTTTTGCCAAACGCTGAAACCGTTGCTTCTTGGCAAGGTACAGGCGAAGACTACGGATTTGCTCACACTTCTGCTATCAACATCAAGACAAGCGGAAACCACGACATCAGCATCACTGGTGTGCTTGGTGTGATGTTTGACCGTGACGCACTAGGTGTTTGCAATCTTGACAAGCGTGTAACTACCAACTACAACGCAAAGGCTGAGTTCTTCAATAACTATTATAAGTTCGATGCCGGTTACTTCAACGACACCAACGAAAACTTTGTTGTGTTCTTTGTTGCCTAATTTTGGACGGTGGCACGTTATTACGATGTGTCACCGTTTTTACTTTAAAATTAATTAGTTATGTTAGTATTGAAAAGAACCTTTCAAAATGACAAATACACTATTGGTAAGTTATATGATGGCGATACTTACCTGTGTGATACTCTTGAACCACCCAAGAACGTGAACCACCCTTGTATTGATTCGGGTACGTACAGAATCGGGTATCAGTATTCAAACAAGTTCGGTCGAAAAATGCCGTTCCTGTTGCAAGTTAACGGACGTGTAGGAATCATGATTCATCCAGGTAATTACCCAAAGGACACACAGGGATGTATCTTGGTAGGACGGAATCTTGCAAAGGGTTCTGTTTCAAATTCAAAGCAGACGTTTCAGAACGTGAACGCCATTATTCAAGGAATCGTGAATCTGCACGGTTCGGTAACTATAAAAGTACAGAACTATGAACGTACTGTTTTATAAATACAATGGTCAACGCAATAAGATAAACAAGGTTCTTGGCGACCCTGTTACTATCACAGGCAAGATTTCCGAAATGGAATTCTTAACGCCTGTTATTTGCGTGCGTGGTAAGGTCGATGGCTTTACGATGTGTTACGTTGAACCAATAGGGCGTTATTACTTTATTGATTCCGTAAGATATGACGGTGACAAGGCTTATTTGTCTTTGTCCTGTGATTCTCTAACTACATTCAAAGAACAGATTCTTGAAGCTACAGGCGAGATTTACGCCACCGATTCGCCACATAAGTACGATGGTGACTACAAGCCTGTCTGTGATGTGAGAACACAGAAAGAAAAGATTCCGTTCCCTTTGAATGAATTAACGGACGACGGTTCAATAGTTATGATAACGATTAAAGGTAATAGATAATGGCAAGTACTTACAACTCACTTTATACGTTTACTGGCGGCAAATCTGTGTCACAGATTTCAGTTACTAACAATGTTAAAAACACCACCTATAAAACAAAAGTACAGGGAAGAAACACGGTAATAACTTTGACCTGTGATAGTGGTTTTACCTTTGACGGTGTGCCGACTGTAACTTATGGTGCAGACCCCGAAGACCCATTTTCAGATTCAATCACGAAAAAGATGACAGTTTCGGGTAACGTTGCAACATTCACCCTTGCGACCGCTTCTTATGGTGGCTTTGCTACCTTGGACGGTAAGACCAAAGCGAGTGAACCGCCAACAACTACAGAACCAACGGTGACGAACAACATTACAGACGCTACAGAATCACACACCGTGAACGGTTCTTCTGTGACTGTGAACCTGTCTTCTAAAAAGGTGATGTTGAACGTGTCCTGTGCCTACGTTGCCACAGATGGAATCAATAAGAACGTACCTGTAACTGTTAACGTTGTTATCAATGACGTTGCAGACACGGACACGGCTACGTCAAACGCTTCTGTTACTTTGCACGATGCTGACTTTAATCACCCGATAGTTATCACAGGCGAAACAAAACAGGCTATGCGAATAGACTACATTTTGTCGGGGTGTACGCCTGTAACAAAGCCTACATACTGTTTCGTTGGCGAACCGCTTACCATCACATTAAACGCGGATAGTGGAAATATCTTTGATGATGCACCAAAGTGTACCATAACAGGATACAACAGTTTAACAGGTGATCGTGTAGTGCAAATGACTATAAGTGAAGACAAGTTGACTGCAACAGGTACAATAACGCCAACTGTCGGAAGTGTTGATGCAGACGATTGGTTCATAGTTGTTGAAGGTGTGGCGAACCCACAGACAACACCGACAAATAAGTATGGTTTTATCAACGCTTATGTGTTGAATGAACAGAATCTTGAAGACTTTGCCACCGCTCGTTTTGTACCATACACAGGTGATTCGGCAAGTACGAAAGAAGACCCGATTTCTTACGACCTTGGCGACTATGTGAACAGGGTCAAAAGATTCTTCTTCCCTGTTGAAAAAGGTTCTACGTCAAAACTAATGTGCGGTAATTTCCAAGTAGACACAAACGTCTTCAACTTGGCTTCAGATACAAAGGTGATTTCATTCGGTTCTGTTGACATTCCGAACGTCACACAAAGCACGGCTGATTATGATACAGACTTGAATATGTTTTTACCTTTCATCGGTCTTGAAACGTTGCCTGTTGACCTTATCGGTCACACCGTTGCACTTGAACTTAGGGTCAACTTACTTGGTGGCGGTGGTGTCTATGTGTTGACCTGTGAAGATAGAATCGTCTATACAAAAGAAGTTGAACCGTGCAGCGATGTTCTTTTCAGAACTCAGAAACAAGAAGTAAAAGTGCTTGGCGGTTCAAAGTTCGATTCAACTTACCTTATGGGCTTGACACCTTACATCGTTCTGCAAAAGAAGACCATAACAAGCACAGGCGTTGAAATGGCTTCTTCACGTCTGACTAAGGTCAAAGACGTTGTGGGTTTTACAAAGTTGGTGAACGTCAAATTTGAAGACACTTCAAATATGTTGATGGACGATGTTAACACTATTATAAACATTTTGCGCAACGGCTTTACCTTATAGAATAAGCCCTGTGCACTCGTAAGACTCTGTGCGGTGTTGTTGCCCACAGGGTCTTTTTTAACACCCTGTAAGTGGCTTCCCTGTGGCTTCTGT